TGCTCTTCATCAATTGGATAACGAGCAACGCCTTCTTTACCTGACTTGCTGGCTTGTTCCCCGTCAGCGTCCAGGTAGCCGGGATCGGCATAAGGAACGTCACCGTGAGGCTTAGTCACGTTTTGTATAGCGGTATCCCCGGCAGAATTGCCGGGAAGCATATGGTTCGCTCTGGAAGGAAGAATCTTGTCAGCCAGTCCAGCAGCTACAGCCTCTTGTGCGCTGAACCATGTTTCTTCTTTCATGGCTTCACGCCACTGTTCTGCTGGCTGTCCGCTTCTTTCCGAGTAGATAGAAGCGATAGTGTTTGAGGCTGAATCCAGGCGGTCAGACATTTTCTTCATGTCCTGGGCATTGCCAATACCGGCGGTATGAGCTTCATGGATCATCATGGAACCGTTATTAGCGATGGTTAGATGTCCGGGACTGGCAGCCATAGCGATTACAGAAGCGATGGAAGCAGCCAGGGCATCTACGGTTACTGAGACTGTCCCTGTTCGCTGAGCCAGAGCGTTATAGATGGCCAGGCCGTCAAAGACTTCGCCACCTTGACTATTCAGGTGAACGGAAACGTCACCACTGATTTTGTTCAGGTCAGCCACAAAGTCATTTGCTGAGACACCGAACATGCCGATGTCGTCATAAAGCCAGACTTCTGTAGGACCAGATGCTTTGTTCTGAATGTCGTACCAGCCTTTGCGGCTGTGAGACATATTTGTTAGCCGGGGCTTATTCATTGAGTGTTACCTTCATCGTTCTGGTCTGACTGAGCAGGTGCCTCAGGGTCCGCTGCTGGAGCTGCTGGAACGGGAAGCCAGCCAGGCGGTAGAGCTGGTGCCTGTGTGGCCTGCTCAACCACGTTCATGTCAGGCAGTCCGACTGTCTCCAGAACGTCATGAGGATCAAGCCCAGCGTCAATAAGGGTCGCTGCTGCTTTTGCCTTAGAGGTAAGTTCCAGTGCGTCCTGTTCGCGGTTCTTAGGTGTTGGCGGTACGAAATCAAATTCCACGCCGATACCCGTAGTGCCGAACATAGGAAGGAACTTCTGATTAAGTGCGCTCTTCCACCTTGTAAGTCTTGGTGTTACCTGCTTGTCAGCGAAAACCTCAAGTCCAGTCTGAGCATTCGCACGGTTAACGTCATCGGAGATTCCGAGCATTACCTTGTTAGTGCGGTAATTCTCATGGATAAAGTCTCTTGACTGGATTCTGAGATTCACAAAATCCATGTCTTTCTGGTTGGTGCCGTTAGGAATCCACGTAGCACCCTGCTCAAGCGTGGCTACCCTGTGAGCCCTGGAAACGCCTCTGTTAGATTCACGGAAGCGGTTGATCATTTCGTTCCACTCGTCATCTGACAGACGCTTGTCAATCTGGATAATCCCGCCAGGATTAGCCGAGTTGATAAAGAAGTTCCTGTTCCATTCAGCAGCCCACTTTGAAGCCTCAATGTCAGTCAGAACTGATTTAACGGGGCTATGGCCACGGTAATAGTCAGAGGGGTTGTTGTACTTTACGTAGATGACATCTTCAGTCAGCAGTGCTGTTTTTTCTCCGTTGTCGTCTGTGTAGTAGTAACCCTTGATGTAATTGACCGGATCAGGAACAACCGTCATACGTGACGGGCGAACAGGCCAGATGCCTACAGGAATGTTGTTGTTCTTGGTGACTACCCACCAGGATTCGCCACACAGATCTAAATACGTCTGGGAAATCTCAAACAGGTCCATCTGTGTCATGAACGGGTTAGGAGCCTGAAGTACCTTGAGGGCCTGGTGCTGGACAACCTCAGTACGCATGTCTGAGCCCTGGTCAGAGGTTGTATACCTGACTCTTCCGTCTTTGGATACAGAGCGGTAAAGACGCCAGTCTGCAAATGCAATGTTTTCAGCCAGCAGGCTTACGTTTGAGAACAGTGAAGGTGAGTTAGCGTATGCGGCAATGTAAAGGTCGTTAATCCTGGCGTCATTGTTAGTGAACAGGCTGATACCTGTAGCGATCCCGCCGTAAGAGACAGGCGTATTGTTCTGGACTTTCCTCCTGAAAGCTGACTTGGGCATTATGAACTCACCTGATGCTCAAGCAGCACTAACAGAAGGCCACCGAAGATATAAGCAGCAGCATGACTCCAGTGGTAAACACCAAAGGTAGCTGACGTGTAAGCAGTGATTTTCATCCAATGATCAGAAGCAGCAGTCTTAAGTTCTGCTGCTTTAGGTGATTTAGTCAATCTGGTTCCAAACTTACGGGCAGCACTAACAGCCCTGTTGACCGCAGGGCTGATGCGTTTCAGTAAATTGCTTGGGCTGGAAACCCGGAATGCCATGTCTGCCAAGGTATTTTCCGTACATAGTAATTACTTTGTAATTACATTATAAACTATTTTGCACGATTAGTGTGAATAGCTGTACGGCTCTGTACCGGCACGAAAAACGGGTGTAGGTGATGACAAGCAGAAGGCCCTGAGAACGTGTCAGAATCGCTCTCAGGGCCGTACAGAGTGCTTCTAGCGCTTATGCAGCTTTCTGCTTATCATCCGGTAGAGTGAAAGTCCTGCAACCCAGATTCCAAACGCTATCCAGTACATCAAGGCTGCAAAGATAGTGATGAAACCATCTAATGCACCGTAGTAGGCCATAGTCTTACCGCCAGGAACCTTGACTGTGTTTCTGTGGTGATGACTCATTTTATTTCCTTAAAGAGTAAAAGAACGGATTCTTGGTGTTGGCTGAGTATCCATGTAGGCAACCATGTAGCGCATGGCATCCATGCCGTGATCGTCCACCTTGAGCGGCAGCTCCTTGCTGGTGCCCGTGGAAGCTCTCTGATCCCAGACGTAACCAAGGATCTCGTCCCTGGTGCATGTGGGCTTCTTACGGGTCTCCAGGGAGCTGTCAGGCCGGTACAGGGCCTCACGGCAGATGTAGAGCCTGGGCTTCCCGTCAGCCTGAACCTTGAGCCTGCTCTTGACTGCCTCAACGCCTACAGCGATGTCCTTGTATGCCGGGATACAGGACATGCCCAGATGCTTCTCAAGAACCTTGATCGACTCAGGGTCGGCACTGTCACAGATGATCGCTCTGGGCCTGGGGATCTTCCAGCCGTGGTAGCGCTTGTTTTCGTTCATCATCGCCAAGATGTCCTTGGCGTGATCCTCAACGATTTTGCCGGTCATGTAGATCTCACGGAACAGGTAGATCCTGCCGTCACGATCCTCAGCCCAAGCCTGGCAGACAAACGGGTTAGTGAAACCGAAGTCAACTGAGAAATACCAGTTCCAGCCCTGCCCACGGAAGGGAGTTACCTGCTCGTAGATATGAACTGAAGGATCAAAGGTGTCATAGACAAGACCTTCAGCAGCAGCCCATTTTCCTTCATACAATCTCTCGCGGCGAACACCAGTCAGGCCAGCCAGGTTTGTCTCTACATAGCGCTTGCCGTGGTCAGTCCAGTCACCGTTTTTCCATAAAGTAGGGTTGTCCCTATGTGAGCAGTAAATCATATGTGTCTTGCCTGCATCTGACCTCTGCTTGAGCCAGTGCTGAGGGTGACCTGGGTTGCAATCGGCTATTAATTGCTGGTAAGGCATTCTGCCGTTTCTCAGCCGGGAAGTAAGCATTTCCCAGTCCTCTTCAGTAAGCTCAGTCGCTTCCTGAACGTAGATCACGTCATACTCGGAACTCATAACCCTGGTGGCCTTATCCATGCCACCAGTGATGACAACTGAGGTATTCGCGTACTTGAAGGAAGCAGGTTCCCTGGCAGAACCGCCGTAGTACCTGACCTCACCAGAGGAAATTGCCTCAGGGGCAACGTGCTCCTGATAAGTAACCATCGCTGACTTAGCAAGAGACTCAGCAGTCTTACGCACAATCAGGCACCTGATGCCGGGATACTTCAGGCAGAGGGTATGGATCTTCTCTAAGCAAGCCCTGGACTTGCCAGTACCAGCAGCCCCGGAAAGAAGAATTTCGGGGCTTTTATTCCTGAATAACTGAAGGGCTGATCCAACAGGCTCATACCTGTGTACTGCCGGGATTTCCGTAGCTTCCTTTATATTTCCTGAAAATTCAAATCCAGTGTAGCTCAGAGCCCCTTCTACCATCAAAGAGCTACTGGACTTTGGAATTTCAATTGTCATTACAGATCCTCGTCAATGTCTACACCAATAACAATGTGCTGAGCAGGAATGATTGCTATTTGTGTTCTTGGTGCGATCTGTCCATACTCTTCTGCTATCTGCTTGAGTATCTGTGCTCTGACCTTGACGAACTCAGGTGATCGCTTGTTGTCCATCTTGATCAGGTCTTTCTCATACTCCCTCATTCTCCATTCCTGGCTACGGACTCTCTCACCTGTGGCCTGATCCCATGCCTCTGTCATCTTCAGGTCTATGAGGGCCAGGTGCTCTTGCTTGAATTGTGAAACACGGGCTGGTGTTACGTCGTATTTCTTAGCTATCTCTCTCTGTGATAAAGGTGTGCAAGCCAGGTCATGAATCATGTTGATTTCATCAATGGCTGATAGCTTTTTACGTCTGTCTATGTCGGGCATTTCTTATCCTTGATTTTTCTTCATGCACTCTACGATGAAGGTAAATAACGCTATTTTTCTGTCTGTTTCTAGTTTACCGTCTGGTGGTGCTATGATGTATTCATAGCTAGCCATAGCTTTCTTTCCTGTAGTAGTGATTGACCCTCTATGCTGTGTAAGTCGTAGAGGGTCTTTCGCTTTGTATGCAGTTGTCTTACTTAGGGGAGCTATAGACTGCGCGGATTTTCTTTTAGCGGAATCCTGCCGAAGTTACGGCAGAGGTCTGCTTCCTGTCTAGCTTCAGTTTCCCTGATAATCAGGTGCTCAAGCTGGTCATAGATTCTCAGAAAGTCGGCCATAGGCATCTCTTCCACAAGCAGGCTTACCTGAGCGTGAAGGTAAAGCACTTGCGCTCTCAGGGCTGTCGCTTCAGGGTTGAAAGCAGCTCTGACTTCTCTGTCATCAATCATTGTTATCTCATTTCTTTTTCTTGGGTTTCCCGCATCGTTTGCAGACTCCGTTCCGGTAGCGGTGTCCGAATAACAGGCAGAAGTTGTTTATGAAGATATGGTCATCCTGGGTAGACATGGCCTGGCCTTGTTGTGAACACGCAAGTTAATCTTGCAATTACTAGGTGATGGCCGGGAATCAGGTGGCAGTGATGACCGATTGATGCGAGGTCCAGTACCGCGTAAACGTGGCTGAGAAGATTCATTATTGTCAGTAGCAGGATCATTTCTTTACTTCCTTAGCAGGTTTCCTGGCTATGTAGCTAGGGTGCATGGTTTCGATACGGGTTTTGCAAGCACTGCACACGATCCACGTATATCCGTTGTTGTCGCTGACCGTGAGTGCTTGATCAGGGTCTAAGTCACCTAAGCAAAGGTCACAAGTGATCATTTCTGGTTCTTCTGTCTCTTAGTAATTTCTGCCTTGTACTGCTTCTTGCTGATCAGCCTGAATCTGAGCAGCGTATGAAGGCAGGCAGTGCAACGGTCACAGGGGAGCAGTGACGAAGCGTCACAGTTAGGGTGCTGCATTTTAATTCCTTAGTTGTTACTCTGTGTAATTGGGTATTTGGTGCTTAGGGGCTAGTCAGTGTCGCTAGCCCGTCAATCTCGTCAAATCGTCCTGAGGAAGTGACGAAATAGGAGCCAGGGGCTTACGTCAATTTCGTCACTCTCTCTGGGACAAATTTTATGACGATATTGACGAGATTGTTAGAAAGTGACGAAATTGGAGGCGCCTTGGCTGTCAATCTCGTCAATCTCGTCAATCTCGTCAATCTCGTCAACGTCAGGCAGGGACCACTTTCCTTTGCCACCGAAGTCCTTGCTGACGGTTACTCTCAGTTTCCTCTTGGCTCTCTCAATGCTTGTCCAAGAGAAGGCACTGCTGCTTTCATCGCTGAACTTCGCCTTGACATCAGCTATGGCTACAGGTCCGTCAGAGAGAACCATCTCAAGCCAGTCACAAGCTCTGCCCACAGATGTCTTAGCAGTCTCCGTTAGGTGCTTGCCTTCGTTGATCTCTTCAGCAGACCAGGCTGATTCACCTGTGAATACCAGCTTGCTTACATGAGCCAGACCTGTACTTGTGTGTACTGGCATGGTCTGGAAATCATAGGTGTAAGACGGCAGATCAGTTCTTCCAAGGTTGTTCTTGATGGTAGATATGACTCTGCTTGTACCGCCTTCGTCATCCTTCTGAAGAGCGAATGCAATCATCGATCGCACTACACGCGGGAAAGCACCGGAGCCAGAGACCATGTTGAGGATGTCTTCATCCTTGGCTTTCCTGAAGTGCATGATCCCGAATGCGAAGCACTCAAGACCTTCCAGAAGATTCTGTAGCGGTTCCAGTTCTGATCTGACAGCAGTTTCACTGTTGACATCAGTTCTGCCGTCCATCACCGAGATAAGAGGGTCAAGGATGATCAGGCCAATGTCCTTGTCCTTGATCAGCCTAGCTAGCTCTGGCAGGTCATCCCTGATTCTCAGGACAGCGAAGTTACCTGTCTCTTCTACTGGCCTTGTGAACACGTAGACCTTATCCAGATCAGCACCAGCAGCCTTGAACCTAGGGCCAATCGTCATAGCGGTTGAGTCCTCAGTGCTGTAGATGATCACGCCTTTAGGCTTGCCGAAGAAGCAGCCCGGTAGCGTTCCATTGCTTACCTGAGCACCTATCCAAGCTGCGAACTGACCTTTACCAGCTCCCGGCCGTCCAGCTCCAATGCAGATTGTCCCGATTGGGAATCTTCCGCCTGTACCTTCGTACTCGCCATCAGCGGTTGTGTCCCATGCCCATTCAACTTTGCGGAATGAGATATCTGACAGCGGAGTCAGCTCAAGCTTCTTAGGAACGACTAGATCAAAGTCATGTGTGACGAAAGCATTAGACAACGGGGCTTCCTGAGCTTCCTTAGCGCTGATCTTCCTGTCAGCTCCCCTGAAGTGCCTCTCAAAATCGGCATCAGTCCAGGGATCGCTAGGACGCTCTAGGGGCATCTCAGAGACCATCTGAGCCCAGAGCCCCTTGCACTCAGCCTTCGGCTTCCCCTGAAGCCTCCAGGTGAACACAGCCCTTGAGAGCTGGTCATCCTGACCACCAGGAGCAGACGGCTCCCATACGTGGCTTACAGGGCTTCCCAGAGGCTCATATGAGTACTTGCTGATGGCGTCTGCCAGCCAGTCAGGTAGAGGCATGACATCTAGGTCATCCTCAATCTCATACCTAGCTCCGTCTATCTGTGAGCCAGGGCCTACGACGTAACCGCCATCCCCACGAATATCAACGTTAGGGGCAACCATCTTTGCTGAGTTGCTGATGCCTGTTCCGCTGAAGTACAGGTGTGTTCCGCCGCTAGGGGTTTTTACCCTGAAAGTCTTAGGAACTCTCTTGCTGTACCTCTCGCATAGCTCACGGAACTTCTCAGCTCCGTCTATGCCGTTCTTAGTGTCAAGGTCTACGACTACTAACCCTGACCTGCCGCAGTCAATCCCGTAGTTCCTGCCGTTTATCCAGTCGGCATCAGTTGACTGATGCTCTCTCCACCGCACTAGCGGAGTCTTTGAGTTAGGCTTGACCGGAAATAACGTCCAGCCTTTGTCTCTAACGTCTTGTATTAAATCGTTCATCACGTTTCAATCTGCTATAATGTAATGGTAGGCACCGGCAAGAGCCGGTAACTCCCCGGTGTCCAGTCTGTTAGTGGTGTAAGTTATTTACAATATTTCGCAGCCCCCCGGCCAGTTGAGTTAGCTCCTGGTCCGGGGGGTTT